CACTCTGCTCAGCGCCGGAAGTACACGGGTGACCCGTATGTCATTCACTGCCTGCGTGTTGCAAAGCTGGTTCAGGAAGTCGGCGGCACTGACGACATGGTTGCTGCGGCCTTGCTGCATGACACGGTGGAAGATTGCGGCGTTGACATTCTGGATATTGCTCAGAAGTTCAATCCTTTGGTGGCGCTCTATGTGTCCGGCCTCACGGATGTGTCGAAGCCGGAGGACGGCAACCGGGCCTATCGCAAAGAAATGGATCGCCAGAACATGGCATCGCAGCCTGCTGAGGTTAAGACAATCAAGCTGGCTGACCTGATTGACAACACCGAAAGCATCGTTGCGCATGACCCGGATTTTGCGAAGGTCTACATGGCCGAAAAGGCGCTGCTGCTTCAGGTGCTGGGTGACGGCAATCCGGTGCTGTACCAGCGTGCGCGGGCAATCTTAGGAAATTACTACAAGAGGTCAAAATGACCGACCTAGACCACAAGCGCCGCCAAGCGCGAGCCAAGGCCGATCAGAACGGTTGCCCTTGGATCTTGTATGTAGACCCGCAGGACATGGAGCCTCAGTGCATCTTGGATGCGCCAGAGTTCTTGGTGCCGGACTGGGGCGATGTGCTGGAGAAGATTTATCCGAGGAATGAGAGATGAGCGACACCGAATCCTTGGTCATCGCCGACATTCTGCGCCGGCAGTTGGTCGGACTGCAAAAGTACGGAACGCCCGTGGCTGAAAACCCGCTGCCATTGCGTGAATGGCTGCAACATCAATACGAAGAACTGCTCGATGCAGCGATTTACTGCAAGCGAGCCATGCAGGAGTTAGACAAATGAGCTACCGCGAACAAGACATCATCCAGTGGGGTATTGACCGGAATCTGATTGGGCCGACTGGCGAAGCAACACGCATTGGTCAGCAGGCAAAGACTGAGGAAGAAGTAGCCGAGCTTGCCGATGCCATTGCACGAGACGACATCGACGAAGCCCGCGACGCCATTGGCGACGTGTATGTCACCCTCGTCATGCAGGCTCAGATGTGGGGACTGACGATGGACGAGTGCATTGATCAGGCGTGGTCGCAAATTAAGGAAAGAAAAGGCCGCATGAAGAATGGCGTGTTTGTGAAGGAGTCGGCATGAAAGACATCCTGCAATACACACTAATAATCTTCATAACCTTGGTTTTGGTTGGAGGTTTTGTTTTCCTAGGTCGCACCTTCACCACTGCGACGGTGCGTTTACAAGTTGAACGCGCAACGCCGACAGTGATGTGCGCCAAGATCGTTACCAGTGACGGTGCTGCTCTGTCGTGCTGGAAGGAGTCGGCATGAAAGCCCTGTTCGACTCCGCAAGTAACCGGCTTGTGATCAATGGCAAACACAACGGCAACCGTCGTTTCTGGACTGTCGTCATTCACGCCACCACGGCAATCAGTACTGAGCGCATGAGCTTTAGGACTGAGGAGCCGTGCCTCGTGTCCGAACTGGCTGACATCATCCAAGAGCACCTGCGCGAACTGCACCAGGTGGACGGTGGAATCATAAGAGTGCGATGGGAGGCGATGGCGAGATGAGGCCGACTACACTCAAGCAGTCTTTGCACTCCGAAGTAGAAGCCTTCCTAGCCTCTGGAGGCCGTATCACGACCGTCACGCGCAGACCGGAGGCTATCCCATACCTTGGCACTGACAAGCAAGCAGCAGCCGTTCTGCGCAATGCTAGCCAGCTTGCCGTGTCACTGGTGATGTCGATTGAAGGCATTGAGAAATGGGCAATGATGCCGGACTTTCCGCAGTGCTACATCCACCAAGGCGAGCGCAAGTGGTATTACAAGGAAGTGCGGAATTTCAAGAACAAGCGTTTGTAGCCCGTTCATGCCAGCAAACTCCGGCTGGTAGCCGTCAGGGCTAAATGACGGCAGAGAAATCTGGCACGAGCTGGCGTGCTATCGGAGAGACTAGCGCCCAAGCAGAACACCGCTGCCGGAGCCTGACCGGATAACAGGCGCTTTACTGGAGAATGGAAATGATGCGACACACGAAAGAATGCGCGGTCAACTGGGGATTCCGCTGCACTTGCCCAGCGAGCATTGGCAAATGATCATCCGCGACCCAGAGGAAATCAAAGCCGTCGCAAAGAGCATGACGGATGCGTACACGGCGGGCTATCAGGATAAGTTCGATGGCAAACCTGAGGCCAAGATGCCGAGCTATCAGGAGCAAGAGGCCTACCGGATGGGCAGGTCAAGGTGCGAAGCCGAGATGCAAGCCGAGCATGCTCGGATAGGCTGAGAGCAAGACGCAGGGCGACGGCACCAGCAGCCAGCCCTGCTACCTTACTGATTCGGCGTATCAACCTTCACGCAACGCCATAGCAACACCGCCACAAACCCCAGCGCCAGCGAGCAGGAACGGAGCAGCCGGGCCAGCAACCTGCGCGACAGCCGACAGAGCGGCGGCAAAACCAGCCCATGTACTGGCTTCTTTCCAACGGTTCTTTTTCATTTGTGCGCCTCCGCGTGTTTGACAGTGATGTCGTGAAGTTTCTCGTCGTGTTCGTCAACGCGAGACACAAGCCAGCCTACCATTGACATGATGACGGTGAGAGCAAGCGGGAGCAGGTATTTGGTCGCGTTCATGTAGGCTTGCCCACGATGGGCGACTGTCTCGCGCTCCTTGGCGGTTGTTTCCAGAACGGACACGCGATCTGCAAGGGCATCGTGTTTTTCAGTGAGTCGAATCAGGGATGTCAGTGCATCGCCTACGCTATCCAGCTTCCCTGATAGCTTCTCAAGGCCTGCCTCGATTCGGACTTGGCCTTGTTGCAGGTGTTCAATCTCTACGGACACAACGCCCATTGATTTCTCCGGCGGCATTGAAAACTCCTGATGGCCGTCGCTACTGTTGCTAGTGTATCACGACTGGTACAAATCAGCCTCTGCTGCACGACGGCGAATCAGGCCGAGCAAGACTTTTCCTGACGCCTTGTTCCACCGCTCAAACTGCTTGGCGGCTTCGCCATACTTGCATGCCTTGTGGAGTTTCAGCAGTGTAGAGTCAGCGAGAGCGCCAAGACCAAGATTGAAAGCAAAAGCAACGAGCGCATCGAACTGCCCCTGAGTTGTTTTCGGTGCGAGCTTGGCAACACCGGCCTCAAACTTCGCCAGATCGTCAGCCAGCAGCTTGTCAGCCGTTTCCTGGGTGATGACCATGCCAGGCCTCACATCCTTGCCAGTGTGACCGTAGCCAATCGTGGCGACACCAGCCGAGCAGTGGTAGGTCTGGAGTTTGCAGCCCTCAAACTTCTTGATCAGGTCAATGCCGCGCTTGCTGATTTTCATCCCATCACCCCCAACAAAACGACGACCAGGCCAACGCAGACGAGCAGCGGCAGGATGGATTCAGACTTGGCCTGTTTGCGCTCGTAGTAGCTCACGGCTTCGGCTCCACGCTGACGACGACCTGCGTCATGACCGGAGCAGTCAGGCTACCGGCGGATAAACTCGATGTGTACGCCACGGGCATCACGAGCAGCAATGCAGTCAATGTCATTCTCACGGTTCATCTCCTTGCGGTCACAATGGCTTTCCCAGCCTTTCGGCGGGTAGCCTGAGCTGTACTTGCTGGGTTCGCCGTCCCATGTGCGCGGTGATCGCCACTGCCCGTCAATCAGCAGTTGGTCACGGAAGTTCGGCGCGTACTTGTAGAATCGGTTGATGTCCAAAGCGTACCAGCCGCGCTCGCTGTTGACCAGCAAGACCACATGCATAGGCATGTACTGCCCCGGCACTGGAACCGCTGCCACGCGCATATCTGAGGCACTGTAGCCGCGCTCCAGCAGCAGGCGTCGCTTGCTCATGGCGTAATCGTCGCAATCGCCCTGCTTCGGCATGTCATCGCGCCAATCGTCGGCACCACGCGGGTCAACGTATTTCTGCCAGAGGCTTGGTTTGCTCCACTCGTCGGCGCGGTACTCGATTTGCGCGTCAACATAACGGCTCACCTGTACTGCATCGACGATTGGGATCATCCAAATATCCTCATGGGCTGCGCCGGAGTCACTTCATATTCCGCCCACTCCGCCACTGGTGCGCTCGTGTTGACGAGATAGCCGGCATATGCCGGCTGGTAGTCCTCGGGTAGCGGGTCTGGCGCTGGCTCGTACCAGTCGCCAATAACAGAGACATTGATGCCGTCCTCCCGCACGGATTCGGCGGGAAGATTCAGCGATTCAGGGAAGCGATAGAAGGTCGTCATGTCGATGCGCTCACAAGTTCTGCGTCAGAGTAAGCCGTGGTGAAGAAGTCTTTTTTCCTCAGCCATCCATTGAACTGACCGCCGTTCACGCCATTCATGCCGAGGCTGAGTTGGCTCAGTACCGGCAGAACGACACTGGCATCAGTGACAACAGGTGCGCCATTGACCGACACGCCGAAGTTGTTGGCTTGCAGGCGAATGGCGATCTTGTTGATCGTGCCTGGAACCAGGTTAGCGAGGAATGGATTAGCCTGCACCACGCCAGCGGTCGTCACGGCAGCGATGGCGTCGTTGCTGATGTTCTCCCATGTTCCGGTCGGGTCAGCGGCTCGCAGGATCGTCCCGTTGTCGCCTGCTGCGTACCACATGCTGTCACGGGTTGAGTACATGACGCTGAACAGGTTGGCGGTAGTGCCGCTGGTTCGGAGTGTGTATGTCGTGCCATTGGTCGTCGTGATGATCGTGCCAGCATTGCCGCAAGCGACAGTCAGCCCGCCAAACGATGCCAGCCCGTTCAGGTTCTGCGTGGTGACACCGTTCAGAGCCGAGGCAGACCATGTGAGACCGTTATCGGTGGACAGCGTGTAGCGACCACCTGCACCGACAGCGATATGACGCGTGCCGTCATAGCTCACGCGATTGATCGCGAAGGCCGTACCGCCTACTGTCTGTGTTGTGTAAGTGATGCCGTCCGTGCTGCGCTGAATGCCAGCCGTGTGCGGGGCATAGAAAGCGCCATTCAGGAACGCCACGTCGTTGATGGTGTTGGTCGTGCCGGAGACCCGCCGCGTATAAGCAAACGTCACCGGATCAACCGTAGCAATCAACCCGGAGCCGTTGGCCGCGTTGCCGACGATGACATAGGTTCCAGCGCCGAAGGCTGAGCCGTTAAGCGTGGCTGCGTTGCCGGTGCGGCTGGTGAATGCGATGCCGTCATCGCTGGTGGTGATTCCGCCCGTATCGCCGCTCACAAAAAGCCGAGTGCCATTTGTGGAGATGCCATAGAGGATGGTCGTTACGTTTGAAGTTCTGGTCGTGAAGGCCGTCCCGGCGAGGATATTTGCCGCCGTGCTATCTGCCACCACACCGCCGCCGCCGCAGACATAGAACTTGCCGGAGAAATACCCGACAGCGAATAGCGCCTGCGTGAGGCCACTCGTAGCTGTGCGGTTTACCCAAGTAACGCCATTGGCTGAGGTGAGAATAGTCCCGACGTTGCCAGAAACCACCCAAGTGCCGTCGGCAAAAAACGCCGAGTAGAGTGCCTGAGTCGTGTTGCTGGTCTGAACTGTCCAGCTTATGCCGTCTGCGGAAGTATAGAGAGCGCCGCCATTGCCAACAGCAATCCACTGATCGACCCCATTATGAGCGACGTTGTTTATGCCGACATCAAGTCCAGCGACTGCTGTCCATGTGACGCCGGCGTCGTCTGAGTAACGCGAAGCGCCAGCGACGGTAGATATGGTCACGTAGCGCCCATTGAAATGCGCAATCGCGTTTAGGTTCGAGCTTGTGCCGCTCGTGCGAGGAGTCCACGTCTCGGCATCTGGCGAGGTGTAGATAATGCCGCCAGCGCCACAAAGCACATAGCGATCAGTACCATTGCCTGTGACACCGTTTACCTGCTGAGCCAGTCCGGGGATATTAACGCGGCGGTAGGCAAGGCCATCTGGAGATACGATGACGCTACCGACGGTTGCACCGTTAATCGTTGCCGTGCCACCAGCAATAACAAGGCGACCAATGCCGAAATAAGAGCGCAGCAAAAGCCCCCCAATCGTCCTCGCATTATAAGTCTGCCCACTGTCAGCACTAGACCGGAAGTTCTCCGTCCCGCCCACATTCAGGAAGCTACCAACACCAGACGATGCCACGCCGAGCTTCACGACGCCAGACTGGTCGCTGATTTCGTCGTAGTTGAAACCATTGCTGCGCAGCGTGTTGCCCGTCAGCGCATTGATCGCCATGACATCCGTCACGCCATCGGTCGCCATCTTGCGGATGCTGCCGAGCGTGCCAGACTGCTTCTGAGCGATGCGAATGGCGTTGTTGACCGTGCCGTCGTTGAACGATGCAGCGACAGCCTGAACAGCGGCTGCAATCGGCGTTACCTCAAGCACGGCAGTACCGCCCGTTGGCGCGTAGAACTGGCTGAACCGAGCGCCGTCTACGTTGGCAAGGTCGGCGGCGCGGGTTACGGAGACGGTGGTGGTGGGGATGTAGGAGCCACCACCTTCAGCAATCTGCATTCCCCAAATAG